CAAAGAACTAGAGCGCCAAGTCCTGAACAAGCAGTACGTCCACGGGGGAAACCCGGTAACTCGTTGGATGGTGGACGGTTTGGTGGTCAGGCGGGACTCAGACGGCAACATCAAGCCTGACAAGGAGAAATCTAAGGTGAATATCTCAGGAGTAACCGCCGCCGTTATGGCTTTGGATAGGCGTCTACGAGTAGAGGCTGAGCCCCAGGCGAGCGTCTACGAAGGTCGTGGAATGGTGAGCATTTAGCTTGTTCGGATTCTGGCGCATGCGTAAGGCGCGTGTGTTGGTCACTACCAAAGACGACCAGACCTTCCGGGGACTGCTTTGGGCTAAGCGCGGGCCCGTGGTGGTGTTGCGTGAGACGTCACTGTTTGCGGGAGGCAACGAGAGCAAGCTGGACGGCGAGGTAGTGGTGGAGCGCCGTAACGTGTCCTACTACCAGAGACTGTTTTAATGGGCGTAATTGCGTCTGAGGGGCAGTTAGTCTCACTCCAACGCCCCTGGTACACCACACAGGCCTACGGGTCGCTGAACCTGTACGGACAGTTCAACGTCGATTATGCGACGATTTACCGCACTCAGCCCAACGTGAGGCGCGTGGTGGACTTCCTGGCCAAGAACATCGCCCAACTAGGACTGAAGGTCTACCGCCGCCACTCGGACACTGAGCGGGAGCAGATTGGCGACCACCCCCTAGCCAAGCTCCTGCGCAAGCCCAACCCGTACTTCACGCGGTATCGGTTCATCCGGGGTTTGGTGTCTGACCTGGCAATTTACGACAACGCCTACATCATTAAGGTCAAAGCCCCCGACGGTGGGATGGTCTTACAGCCACTACCGCCTTATTTGATAACCGTGGTGGGGACTAATTGGCTTCGCCCCGACGCCTACCGGATGACCGGAACCGCCGGTGTAGCGAATTTTGAAATTCAGCCGGATCAACTTATCCACATTCGGGGATACTCGCCCGACGATATGCGCCGAGGCGTGCCCCCACTCGAAACATTAAGGCGCACGCTGGCCGAAGAAGCGGCCTCAGGCGAATGGCGGGAGGGATTTTGGCGCAACAACGCACGGATCGAGGGCGTGCTGCAGCACCCCAACAAGCTATCGCCCGAGGCAGCCGACAGACTCCGGACCGATTGGCAGGCCCTTTATACCGGCCCCGGCAATGGCGGCAAGACCGCCATCCTCGAAGAGGGCATGGACTGGAAGCCCATTGCTTTCTCGGCCAAAGATTCGGAGTACATCGCCTCCAAAAAGCTCGCGCTTGAGGAAGTGGCAGGGGTCTACCAGGTCAGTTCCCCGATGATTGGATTGATTGACGAGGCCAACTTCGCCTCGCTCACCCAATTCCACCGCATGCTTTACCAAGACACCTTCGGCCCTTGGCTGACGTGGATTCAAGAAGACTTCGAGCTACAACTGATGCCGGAATTTGACGACATCGACAACGTTTACATCGAGTTCAACATTGCAGAGAAGCTCAAAGGGTCGTTTGAAGAGGCGTCTAAGTTCGCACAGATGGCGGTAGGCGGCCCGTGGGTAACCCGAAACGAGCAACGAGCTAACCAAAACCTCCCTCCGCTGCCGGGTGGAGATGAGCTTATTACTCCGCTCAACGTGTCGCAGGGCTCCCCAGGTCAGGGTCCGCTACCTTCAGCGCCACCCGAAGCGCCCCCAGACCTAACACCGCCACAGCTACCACCCAAAGCCCACGCGGCAATTGTTAGGACGCACCTAGACCGTCAGGAGGCCTGCCTAAAGGGAATGGCGGCCTACATGCCCGATGCCCCCGCAGCACTCCTATTCGACGCCAAACGATGGAACAAGGAATTGACGTCGGATCTATTGAGGCTCGGCGGAGGAACTACCGATGAGCGCATGGCCAAAGCGCAAGAAGCAGCAGAGGCGATAAACGAAGTCGTCTATCGCGAATTAGACAAGGCGCTAGCGGAGGGCTTAGGCGTGGCCGATGCGATGCAAGCCGCCGGATTAGCCATTTTCCAGGAGGAACCAGCCAATGCAGCATAAGACTTTCAAGTCAGAGTTCAAGGCAGTTGACGAGTCCGCGGGCATTTTCGAGGCAATCGTCAGCGTCTTTAACAATGTGGACCTAGTTAAGGATCGTGTTCTTCCCGGAGCGTTCGCCAAATCCCTAAAGGCGTGGGCGCAAAAAGGGGACCCGATCCCGGTTATCTGGTCGCACCAATGGGACAACCCCGACGCGCATATCGGCGTGGTGCTCCAAGCCGAGGAAAACCAGAAGGGCCTGTATATCAAAGGCCAACTCGACCTAGCCGAGCCTTTCGCCGCCAAAGTATTCAAGCTGATGAAGGAGCGCCGGGTGACTGAATCCAGTTTCGCCTACGACATCGTGAACGAGAAGATGACCAAAGACGGCGTGAACGAATTGATTGAACTCGACCTAATCGAGGTAGGTCCAACCCTCAAGGGCGCCAATCCCGCCACGGAGCTAATCGGCGCAAAGGATGTTGCCGTGTTCCACAAGACCGCCGCAGGGTGGGAGCCGGCCACCCGCGAAGAGGTGAGCGACACCGAGGCTAAGAGCATCGTTGAGTTTTTGACTCCCATCGACGTCGTTTCTCAGCAGGTGACATTCACGAGTAACGCTCCCGTTGAGATTAAGGGCGGCGCTCGCCATTCATCCGCCGACATGAACGCTATCCAATCCGCCCATGATTCATTAGTTAAAGCGGGCGCTCAATGTGCATCACAAGCAGCAGCCGAGGAGCCTAAATCAGACGACGGGCAGGATCGTATTGACGATATCCCGACGCCTAAAAGCCCCCTCGATTTACTGCTGGACCTATACGCGCTGGAAGTCGCTAACTAAAAAAAAACTTCCAAACCTAACCACCGACCAAAGGAGATTCAAATGTCCTTGTTGATACGCGAACAAAAGGTTCGCGAGGAGCTGAAATCAGCCATTGATTCAGCCCGCAGCATTACCGAAGCAGCAGCCAAAGAAGCTCGCCCCCTCACGCCAGAGGAAAGCAAGAAGGTTCAAGACGGCATTGATACCGTCAAGGGCCTGAGCGAAGAAATTCGCAAGTTCGACTCTGAGCGAGAAATGCGCAAGTCACTCGACGACCTTGGCACAGGTATTGACTTCTCCCCCCCAGCAGACGACCAGGCATCTCCATCGGGAGCCAAAGGCGCAGCCAGGGGCAGCATCGGCCAGCAGTTCGTTGATTCCGACGGATACAAGGGCCTGCTCAAAAGAGGCACCAAAGGCCAGTGGTCCACCGGCGCTGTAGAGATAAACGCCAAGACACTCCTGTCAGAGGGTGCAGGCTCGGGCGCTCAACTAATCCAGCCCGACGTACAGCCGGGGCTTCTGCCCCTGCTGTTTCGCCGCCTCACGGTATCGGACCTGCTCCCCAGCGGAGTTACCACCTCTAACACGGTGCGATACCTGAAGGAGACCACGGCAACCAACGCTGCGGCAACGGTAGCTGAGGGTGGGACAAAGCCAGAATCGACCCTGGTGTTCGCGCAGGTTGACGAAGCAGTGTCCAAGATCGCCACGATCATCCCGGTAACGGACGAAATGCTTGAGGATTACGGGCAAATCGCAACCTACCTGGATAACCGTTTGCGGTTGTTCGTGCAGTTGACCGAAGAGGACCAATTGCTAAACGGCAACGGTACTCCTCCCAACCTCACCGGGATACTGAACCGGGCGGGTATTCAGACCCAGGCCCGCGGTACAGACTCCCGAGCGGACGCCATCTTCAAGGCAATCACGAAAATTCGGGCAACTGGATTTTTGGAGCCCGATGGGATTGTCATTCACCCGACGGACTGGCAGACGGCGCGCCTTGAGAAGGACGCTAACGGGCAGTACTTCTCAATGGGGCCGTTCGCAGTGGCGAATTACGCCACCATTGAAGGGATCACGAGTGACCGTATCTGGGGCATGAATGTGGTTGTTACCCCCGCAATCGCCCAGGGCACGGCCCTAGTCGGTGCGTTCGGTGCGTCCGCTCAGGTGTTCCGCCGGGGCGGTCTGACGGTTGAGGCATCCAACAGCCACTCGACTTTCTTCGCAGAGAACAAGACAGCAATCCGCGCAGAAGAGCGTTTGGCACTTGCGGTTTACCGGGCCGCTGGATTCGCCACAGTCACCAGCCTGTAAGAACCCCTTAGACCAGGAGGGCGGGGTTGCCGCCCTCCTGGTCTAACCAACAAAGGAGACACAATGCCAACCTACTCATCAACATTAGGACGGTTCACCAAGCGTGAATCCGTCTCACTCAAGGCGTCCGCCGCCGAAACTGCATCGACATCATCCACGGGTGTTGAGATTGACGCCGGGAGCTTGAGCCTTCTATTGGATGTCACGGCTGCCTCGGGCACCTCGCCGACACTGGACATCACCATCGAGGGTTCGCCCGATAACTCAACCTGGTTCACCCTCGGCACCTTCACCCAGAAAACGGCGGTGTCTTCGGAGCGTAAGGCGTTTCCGGGCGCTGCATTTGTTCGCTCACGTTCTGTGGTTGCAGGCACCACCCCATCGTTCACCTACTCAGTTACAGGGACGGTGCGCTAATGGGTGTGGACATAATCCAACAGTTCCCAGCCCGTGACGCCGGGACGAACGCAGTAAAACAAATCACGGAGCCCGTGACGTATGAAGACCCCGTCCCAGGCGAGCCCACGGGATTTGCGGAGCAGTCCGACAACGTGACGTACGAAAACCTGGACCACGAGGGCGAGCCCGGCAACGCCGGCGTTCAGCAGGACAACGTGACCTACGAGGATTCAGTCCTCACCGCGTATCGGGAGGCCAACAAAAAGGCATCGAAGCCGAAAGAGGAAGAGGAAGGCAAAAAGGAAGTCCCCAACAAAAAGGCATCCGCGAAGAACAAGGCTGTTCGAACCTAAGTGGATCGCTTCATACAAAACGCCCCAGTCACCTTATCTTTTGCGGCTGACGGCACGATTGCCGGCGGCGTGACCGTAACCGTTAAGGACAGCGCCGGCGTCACGGTTAAAACCGGCGCTGGCACAGTGTCGGGGGCGACGGCTACGTTTGCCCTCGTCTTGGCTGACACGGCCGTCCTGGACGTCTACACGGTCACCTGGGACTACTCGATCGGGTCCAACGCCTACAAATCACTCACAGAGTA